ATACCAGCAGCCAGAATTATCATCCAGCTGCGTCAAGCAATCAGCAGCAGTACCCAAGCTACATGGCGCAAACGCAGCAGCAATATCCAAGCTATATGGCGCAACAGCAGCCAATGCAGCAGCCAATGCAGCAGCCAATGCAGCAGCCGCAATACCCTAACTATATGGCGTTGCAGCAACAGCAAAAGCAGCAATTTGCTAACTATATGGCACCGCAACCGCAGCAACCTCCACCGCCGACGAGCGACAACACTTTTGGCGACTTCATTAACGCTGAAGCAAGCATTGGCGCGCCAAGCCCTAGCCTTAATATGCAAAGCGTTGGTTCAAATGGTTTAGATTTTGGTATGACAAACGATCCTGTTGAACAAGCTAGAAGGCAAGCACAACAGAGAATGGATTTTCAAGCGGCTAATCCGGGGCAATCTATGGATAATGCTCTTAAAGGATTAAACGGGTCAGTATAGGAAAGTTATTAATATGGCATTGGAAAAAGTCGATTCGACTGTCCAGAAACTTCTTGGAAGTATTCATACCTACAACAATGAATACAAGAAGTGGGAAGCGCGTACCACGAAGATCATCCGCCGGTTCCGGGATGACCAAGGTACTGGCACGGGCATGACGAACGAGGCCGCGCGCTACAACATCCTGTGGTCCAATGTTAACACGCTGATCCCGGCGGTTTATTCCAAGATGCCCAAGGCCGATGTGTCTAGGCGTTTCCATGACAATGATGCCGTTGGCCGCGTTGCGTCTTTGCTGATTGAGCGCGTTCTTGACTACGAAATCGAACATTACCCTGATTTCCGTTCGTCTATGCGTCATGCCGTGGAAGACCGCTTCCTTGGCGGTCGCGGCGTGGCGTGGGTCCGCTATGACCCGCATATCAAACAGCAGGATGTTCCCGAAGATGGTTACCAAATCACGGAAGACGTTGAAACAGGCGAAGCCGACGAAGCCAAAGAAGGCGGCGACATCTACAACCCCACCGCCGGTAATGACGGAACCCCTGAAGAAATCGACTATGAGTGCGCCCCTACCGATTACGTTCATTGGAAAGATTTTGGCCATTCTTGCGCGCGCACTTGGGAAGAAGTAACTCAGGTCTGGCGTTGGGTTTATATGTCCAAGGACGCTGTGACGGAACGCTTTGGCAAGAAGGTTGCCAAGAAGGTATCGTTTAACAGCAGCCCGGACGGCCTGAGCAGATACGGCCAAAAGGAAAAGTCGAACGACAAGGCCAAGGTTTGCGAACTGTGGGACAAGGAAACCGGCAAGGTTTACTGGCTCACGGAAAACTCTGTGGACCTGCTAGACGAGCGCGATGACCCGCTTGAACTGGAAGGTTTTTTCCCGTGCGCCAAGCCGCTGTATGCCACGACTACGAGCGACAGCCTCATTCCGGTGCCTGACTTTATCCTGTATCAGGATCAGGCTAACGAACTCGACATCTTGACTGACCGCATCGACGGCCTAGTCAAATCCTTGCGCGTCCGTGGTGTGTATGATGCTTCGCAGCCAGCACTACAGCGTTTGTTGACTGAGGGTGACAACAATACGTTGATCCCAGTCGATAAATGGATGGCCTTCAGTGAGAAGGGGGGGCTTAAAGGCAGTATTGACCTTCTCCCCATCGAGACGCTGGCCTCCGCGCTCATAAATTGTTATCAGGCCCAAGCCAACATCAAAGGCCAAATCTATGAAATTACAGGCATTTCGGACATTCTTCGCGGCGCTGGTGCAGCGTCTGAATCCGCCACGGCCCAGCAGCTCAAGGGACAATATGCTGGATTGCGACTGCGCGCTATGCAAGAGAGCGTTGCTCTATTCGCAAGTGAACTCCTCAGACTGAAGGCGCAGATTATCTGCACTAAGTTCCAACCCGAAACTATCCTGCGTCTAGCTGCGGCTGACCAAATGGCGCCTGCTGATCAGCAGATGATTCCGCAAGCCTTGCAACTGATGCAGGATAGCCCCCTTCGTTCGTTCCGTGTTCAGGTCGCGGCTGACAGCCTTGTTCAGATTGACGAAAACCAGAACAAGCAAGAGCGCATGGAGTTCATGACTGCGTTCAGTAATTTGATGCGTGAAATGGTGCCAGCGACCCAGCAGGTGCCTGAAATGACGCCGATGCTCATGGAAATCATTAAGTACTCGGTTGGCGGGTTCAAGCAGGCCCAGACTATTGAGGGTACGATTGATATGGCTACTCGCCAGCTTGAGCAGAAAGCGGCGCAGGCGGCACAGAACCCGGCACCGAACCCCGAAGCCATTAAGGCTCAGGCCGTGTCTCAGGCGGCGCAGGTTAAGGCTCAGGCTGATATCCAGTCGCAACAGGCCCGCGCTCAGGCTGACATGCAGATCGAGCAGATGAAGGCTCAGATGGACGCCCAGATGGAGACGCAGCGCCAGCAGCACGACGCCCAGCTCAAGATGCAGGAGCTAGCTGCCCGTGAGCAGTTTGACCGCTGGAAGACTGAACTGGACGCGGCAACTAAGATCATGGTTGCCCGGATTGCGGCTAACCCCGGCATGGACCTGCCGATGATCGAAGCCCAACAGGCGGCCACCCAGACCATTACCGACGATCTGGGCCATAATGTCCGCATGGCGATGGACCAGATGACCAACGCCCATAACAACATGGCGAACATGCACGGCGAATCCATGCAGAAGCTCCATGATGTCCTACAGGCAGCTAGTGCGCCCAAGCGGATTGTCCGGGGTCCAGATGGCCGGGCCGTGGGTGTTGAGCCTGTACCGGGGGCACCGCAGGGGATGATACAGTGATTACGACAACTAAAGGCGACATGGACGAGGCGCTGCTAGAAATGCGCGAAGGCCAGTTTGAAGACGATAATGAATTGACCAAATGGGTTGAATACTGGGACGGCGATGAAGTGGTCCACCGCTCAGTTCATGTCCATCTTAAAAAACCCATGATTTCCGTAACTGAAATTGGAGGCTTCTCGTGAGCAATACTCAGGCAATGTGTACGTCCTTTAAGGGCGAAATTCTGTCGGGAATTCATGCACTTGGCACGACTGTCGTGCGCGGTACGACTACGGTTGACACCCTCAAGGCGGCTCTATATCTGGCCTCGGCCACAATTAGCGCGGCTACTACGGCCTATAGCGCAACTGGCGAAGTGTCTGGCGTGGGCTACTCGGCGGGCGGCGTCACTGTCACCAATGCCACGGCCCCCACGACTAGCGGTACGACGGGCTATTGGACGCCTTCGGCCAGCCTGACTTACACGACTGTAACCCTGACCACCGCCTTTGATTGCGTCCTGATCTACAATTCGACCCAGAGCAACAAGGCCATTTCGGCGCACACGTTTGGTTCGCAGACCGTAACCGCTGGGACGTTTACCTTGACCATGCCGACCAGTGACGCAACCAATGCCCTTATCCGCATTGCTTAATTCCTATGGCGCAGGGTCCATGGGACACAGGCACATGGGATGATGCCCTCTGGGATAGCCTCCCAATTACAGGCAATGCTGCCACGGGTTCACCGGGCAGCGTTGGCGTAGGTGAGCGCACTGTTGCCATAACTGGCAATGCTGGTACAGGCGCGGCTGGTACGGTCACCCCGTCTGAATCCGTGTCTGTAACGGGCGTACAGGCCACTGGGGCGGCAGGGAATGTAACAGACGCAGACACTACCCTGCTTGGGGCCAACGTTGCCACGGGGTCTGTTGGGACTGCTACGCCCGGTATTACCATTGCCCTGACAGGCGTACAGGCCACGGGCCAAGTCGGCACGGTAGCCAATGGCGAAATATTCTTTGGGCTGAATGGGGTCCAAGCAACTGGCGCGGCTGGCACGGTATTTTACACCACGCCACCGATTATCATCACTGATGACACCCACGACGGCGATTACCACAAGAAGCTAAAAGAGCTATTTGATAAGGAAAATCAAAGGGATAAGCGCAAGCGCGAGGATATCATTGCCGCGTATGAGCGCATCGTTGAAGGTAAGCCAGAACTAGCCAAAGAATTGACGGCTGGGTTTGAAGTAAAGAGCAAGAGCAAGTATAATAAAGACCAAGTAATGACTCCCCGCATTGATTTTGATAAGTTTATCAAAGACTTAAACCGCGTTGAGCAACTTTGGAACCAATACTTAGAAATGGAAGATGAAGACTTAATGGTGCTGCTATGAGCAAGTACAAAGCGATTTACGACAATAAAGGCAAAGTAGCCGAATACCATGACGGCGAATTGACTTGGTATCGTGAAGACTTCGCAGAGACTAGCGACAGTCCTCAGATTATGCTTGACATCAATCCCTATAAGAGCATGGTTGACGGAAGCATGATTACTTCGAGGTCCAAGCATAGGGAGCATCTGCGGCAACATAACTGCATCGAAATCGGCAACGAGAAGATGCACACGACGCCGCCACCCCCGAAAGACACCCGGCGTGAAATGTTACATAGACGTTTGGCTGACATGAGCGACAGACAGGCAAACCAAATCCTCAAACAACTACGGAGAAACTGAACTTGGACACCCAAGACCAGATCGTTCCAGAAGAAAATGACAAAGCAGTAGACCGCAAAGAGCTACTGGCCCAGCAGTTTGACGATATTGGGACTGAAGACGGTCCTGACGAACCCAGCGCGCCGCGCGCCTCAGACGGCAAGTTTGTAGCCGCTAAGGACGCCCCTGCCGCCGAACCGGACGCCGACGAACCCGTTTGGAAGCGCCCGCCGTCCTCTTGGAAGCGCGACTTCCACGAAGTCTGGCAGACCGCCGACCCCCGCTTGCAGGAATACGCATACAAGCGCGAAGAAGAAATGCGCGCTGGCATTGAGCCGCTGCGGTCCAAGGCCCAGTTTGCCGACCAGATGAATGAGGCCATCCAGCCTTATATCAACACCATTCAGGGCCTTGGCATTGACGCCCCCCGCGCCGTCAAGGCGCTCATGGAGGCCGACCACGCCCTTCGCTATAGCGCCCCAGACCAGAAGCGGGCTTACCTTGCCAATCTGGCGCGGTCCTATGGAATTGATTTGGGTGATATGGGCGGCGTCTCACATGGCGGCCCCGTTGACCCGAATTATTATGCCCTGCAGAACGAACTTAATAGCGTTCGCGGGGAAATTAATGGTTTCAAACAGCAGCAGGAACAGGCTGAAAGCCAGTCCTTGCTGGGTGAAATCAATAACTTTGCCGGTAAGGCAGAGTACTTTGAAGAAGCGCGCCCGGTTATGATCCAACTCCTACAGAGTGGTGTAGCTGGCACGTTAGAAGAGGCCTATGACAAGGCTATTCGCCTTAACGATGACATTTTCACGCGCACGCAGCAAAGCTCACAGGCCGCCGCTGCAGCGCAAAAATCGTCATCGGCCAATCGGGCTGCGAAAGCAGCTAAGGCGGCAGCGGTTAGCGTTAAAAGCTCCACACCCGGCGCTCAGACTAAGACCAACGCGCAAGATAGACGCTCTATGCTGATCGAACAACTCGACAGTGTGAACGAGCGTTTTTAATCACACCTTGAAAGGACTACCCAATGGCTTTCGCCAATAGTTCGATCAGTGACATCATTGCGACGAACATTCAGAGCCGCAGCGGTGAACTGGCCGACAACGTGACCAACAATAACGCGCTCCTTCGTCGTTTGAAGGATCGTGGCAACGTGAAGACCTTCAGCGGCGGTAACGTCATTCTGCAGGAAATCATGTACAATGACAGCACCACCAACAACACCAACTCGTACAGCGGTTACGAAGTGTTGAACGTGTCGCAGAACAGCCCCATTTCGGCTGCTCAGTTCAGCATCACTCAGTACGCCTCGGCGGTGACGATTTCCGGTCTGGAAATGATCCAGAACTCCGGCAAAGCGGCCATCATCGACCTGC